GCCAAACTTGGTGTTCCATTTGTTGGGCCGTCTGGCATCGAGCTGATTCGTATGCTTGGCGAGTCAGAACTAATCCATCTATCAGCGTTTGATCGGGATTATATTTATAAGTACTATACTACCTCCGATCCACAATGCATTGCCGCGATCTGGGAACTTCATCCAGAAGTTCATCGCACTAATGTATTCTCCAAACATCCGCCCCGTAATGACTTGGAGTTTTTCTGTGGACCGAAAGCCGAAGCCCTTCCGGGATTTCCAGCCCTTATCAAATCAAAGTATGTTCGATCTGAATTTGAGCCAGAACTCGACCGCCTCGCCGAAGAACTCATTCGGATGGACCCTAATCTTGTTATTTGTCTGGGTAATTCTGCCTTGTGGGCTTTGGCTGGGCGTACTGGCATTACTAAACTTCGCGGAACCACACTCCTATCGACGCACACGGCCGCCGATTTCAAGCTTTTGCCAACCTACCATCCAGCAGCAGTTCTGCGACAGTGGGAACTAAGGCCTACAGTAATTGCAGACCTAATGAAAGCTTCACGTGAAGCTGCCTATCCGGAGATAAGGAGACCGCATCGTGAAATCTGGATCGAACCAACCATCGACGATATTGAACGATTTATCGCCAACCACATCAACGGATGTTCTATCCTTTCTGTTGACATTGAGACAAGTGGATCACGAATTACTTGCATTGGATTCGCTCCATCCTCAGAGCTTGCAATCGTTATTCCATTCGATGACGAGCGAGCAAAAAATGGAAGTTATTGGCCGACTCGGGAGATTGAAAATAAATGCTGGAATCTTGTGCGACGAGTTCTTAACGATCGATCTACAAGGAAACTCTTCCAAAACGGAATGTATGATATCGCCTTCCTCTGGCGCGCCTATGGAATCAAAACCATAAATGCGGCTGAGGATACTATGCTTCTTTCTCATGCTTTGCAGCCAGAAAGCCTTAAAGGGCTAGGTTATCTTGGCTCAATCTACTCAGATGAAGGTAGCTGGAAGCATATGCGGAAGAAGCATGAAACGATTAAGCGAGACGATTAATGAGAATTATTCGTACACATGAAATGGAGCCAGACGAACTTTCTTCATGGGAACGCGATCAAGTCTACAATGGTCTTGACGTCTGTGTCACCCTTGATGTATTCGCTGGAATGCATCCACAACTCGATGACGTCACCACAGCAACTTACGAGTTTTCCAAGTCCCTGCAAGCTCCAACTTTGGAAATGCGCTGTCGTGGAGTTCTCGTTGATCAAGCGCGCAAGGCGGAGGTTATCGATGAGTATTTCGAAATTATGGAACGCTTGGAAGCGCAACTCAATCGGATCGTCTTTGAGGGAGTGGGTATGCTCACCTTCAACTGGCGATCCCATGCAGACCTTCGGAGGTTATTCTACGATGAACTCGGACTACCCCCAATCCGCAAATCCGGACGGCCGACCACTGATCGTGGAGCCCGCGAGAAACTTGCAGTTTACCCACTCGCCCAGCAACTTGTTGCTCATATCAACATGCTTACAGAACTTGGCGATAAAATTTCGGTCCTACGAACTGAAATCGATCCAGATAATCGAATACGAACATCGTACAATATCGCTGGAACAAGCACAGGTAGATTCTCTTCTAGCTTCTCTGAGTTCGGAACGGGAGGAAATCTGCAAAACATTGAGGAGTCTCTACGTTCTATTTTTATCGCAGACCCCGGATACAAGTTCGCTAAGTGCGATGCCAAATCAGGCGAGTCCTTCTGTGTCGGCGCAATAGAATGGAACCTTTTCCGTGACGGGAGATTTCTCGATGCATGCGAATCAGGCGATCCTCACACTGCCGTGGCAAGAATCTGTTGGCCGAGTTTACCTTGGACAGGGGACATTAAGAAAGATAAAGTTGTTGCTGAGTCACCATACTATCGTCACTATACCTATAGATTCATGTGTAAGAAACTTGGACATGGATCAAACTATGGTGGAAAACCACAAACTCTTGCAGAGCAATCTAAGCTTCCTTTGCAAGTTGTAAAGCAATTTCAGCCGCAGTATTTTGCGGCTTTTCCTGCCCATCAAATGTGGCAGAATTGGGTAGATGAACGCCTTCGTAAAGATGGATACCTTACCTCTTTGATGGGGCGCAAACGTTGGTTCTTTGGGCGTCGATCTGACAACTCTACCCTTAGAGAAGCCATCGCCTATGATCCACAATCCTCACTCGCTGAAATGGTTAATACAGCGATGTTGAAAATCTGGCGCATGGGAATTGCTATTGTTATGATGCATGACCATGACGCGTTAACCTTCATGTACCCAGAAAAGGACGAGGATCGTGTTGTTCCATTGTTACAAAAACACCTGATTGTTCCGGTTGAACTTGCTGGTGGTAGAACTCTAGAAATTCCATACGATTGTAAAGTAGGCTGGAATAAGGGCGAATATGATGAACAGAAGAACCCTAACGGGCTCAAAGACTACTTTGGACACGACGCCCGTAAAAGGGAAAAGGAAGCTGGAATCTTGGATCGAATCGTTCGTCGAACAAACCGCTAATCTACACTCTCCCGCGATCTTTCGCAGGTGGGCTGGTATATCCACAATCGCGGCTGTGCTTGAGCAGAAGGTTTGGGTAAAAACCGCCCGGCCGTTGTATCCTAATATGTACGTATTCCTTGTTGGCCATCCGGGCGTTGGCAAGACACGTACAATGCGCGAAGGAACTTCCTATCTCCGTGATTTGCCAGAATTCCATCTTGCGCCGATCTCAATGACCTTTGCCAGTCTTGTTGACTCTCTTGTTAAAGCCAAGCGCGTTATCATTCATCCACCAAATGATCCACTCGAATACAATTCTATGTATATCGCGGCGGACGAATTGGGAACCTTCGTGCATAAGTACGATAATGAAATGATCGACGGACTTTCAGCTTTCTACGATCCCGACCCATATCAACAAGTGCGCCGCACATCCGACGTTAACATCAAGATCAAATCTCCACAGCTAAACATTCTTTGTGGCACCACCCCACAAAACCTTACAGACTTCATGCCTGAAAAGGCATGGGGGCAGGGTTTCACTTCTCGATTGATGATGGTGTTCTCTGACGAAAGGATTATTGGCGATGATTTTGCGCCAACCGAATCATCGTATTCTGGCGACCTTGAACATGACATTGAAATCATCAACGGCATCATCGGTGAATTTCAAGTTACCGAAGCTTATAGAGCAGCCGTCAATAATTGGAGACAGCTTGGGGAACCACCTGTACCCAACCACCCAAAACTTATCCATTATGTCACCCGCAGGCGAGCGCACTTGTATAAGCTCTCTATGGTTTCGGCTATTGATCGAAGTAATTCTTTGATCCTAACAAAGGATGATTTTAATCGTGCTTTGGGCTGGATGATCGAAGCCGAAGATACTATGATTGAAATATTTAAGGCTGGTGCGACTAACGCTGACGCACAGGCCATGGAAGAAATCATTCACTTCATTAAAATTAATGACCGCGGTATGGGTGTGTCTGAGCAGAAGATAACTCGATTTGCCAGTGATCGCATTCCCTTACACTCTATTCTAAGGGTGATTGAAATCATGGAACGCAGCGGGCAGATTCATCTTCGCGGGCGGGATAAAGTAACCAAGCTTAGGTTCTATTCCATCCTGCAAAAATCAGATGAGGTTTAATGCGATGGCGTAACTATTGTTTTTATGCTGGCATAGATTGAAACCACAGCAGCCACACAAGAAATAATACCAACAAAAAACCAGCGAATTACACTCGATCCTGTACGAATAAGCTGAACAAATTCAATCGTGGATTTAAGCTTATCAATGTCTTCATGGTCGAGCGTGGCGATATACTCCGCAGCCGCTTTGCTAACGACAAGTTCATCGTTATCAGGGGTTCTAATATGAAACGTAGGGCTCATTGTATTATCTCCAACCGCAGATTTTATAACCTATTGCATTATGCTCTTTGGCTTGTTTAATTGTATCGTCTGTATCTTTGTCATCCCATTGAATTGGTTCGGCGGCTTCGCAAAATAGCACAGCCTTAGTGGCGACGTTTAAATCCGTCGTCCTCGCGCAACTGCTCAGGGTGACGATTAAGCTCAGACCGAGTATCTTGCCGAGCTTTGATTGCAACTTTAAGTCCATCTGCCTGCTCCTGCAAGGCCTTGGCAATTTCCTCAGCCTGACCAGCTTTAAACATTTTTGCATCATGGAGCCAGCTGGTGATTGCACCAGCCAGCTTCACGAGGGCAAGAACGAGTCCTACCCAGTTCATATCAAGCCGCCTTAGGCTTGTTGGTCCACCATGACCAAGCACCGATTACAGCAGTGCCGGCGCCAGCCAGAAGCCACTGGCCAACTTCGCTCGTGATGTAACCCTTACCAACAGCCCAACCGACAGCCACACCACCGATTGCACGAATAAGTCCACCTATCTGATCCGTATACATAGCTCTCTCCTTTTACCCTACGAAGGCTTTCTTCGCAAGATACACAAGGGCTAGGATTATTCCAGCAGCCCAAAGCTTGTCGCGCGCTGATTCACGCATCATATTGATAAAGCTTGTTGGATTTCATAATCGAGCGAAGTTTCGCACCGTACTTTGGGTCGGTGGCATAAACCCCAGTCAAAGCGTCCGCAAACTTGTCTGCGTCAGGCAGAACAGTCCTAGCAGTAGCATAGGGCTTTCCCTGAGCCAACAGTTTACCGTGAAGGTCAAACGCCTGATCAAACGAAGTGAAGTCTGCGAACTTCTGTACGAGTCTAATATGCTTTCCACGGATGACCTCCCATGTCATACGTTCGGTGTAAGGTTGCCCGAGCAATGCCTTAATTCCGAACGGATTGTATTTTCCGGAAAGGCTCCTACCCCAGTTCGACTCTAAAGCCCATTGCGCAATGGAGATTGAAGCCGGGATATTCCATTTAACCTGCGAACGCTTGGCCGCGGAGATTACATTTTGCGGGATCATTAGTGTTTTCCTTTCATGTAATCCTCGAATGTTTTCGGATGTTTGTCTGTTGTACCGTACCTAAGTCCAGTCAACCACTGCCATGTGTTACGTGGATGCTCCTTTCCAAGTTCAACATCATGACCAAACCGCACCATCTTCGAAATTTGCAACGGCAGCATGCCAGTTGCAGCACCAATAAACGCACCAGCGTCTTGCAAGAACTTACCTCGGCGGTCCTTACTAAACGCATCCTTCTTGCTAAAGTCTCTAGCAATGTTAGAGAAATGCTGATATGCCGTGCCAGTTAAACCAAATTGTGGGTCGCGACCTTGTGTAAGCCCAGAGACAATATCACGAACACCGACCCAACTTGATCCAAGTGTGAATCCAAGTTGCATTCCGGCTTTCTTCGCCCATGAATCTTTTTGATCATGTTCATGCGGTGAGACGAAGCTTTCAACAATCGCAGGCCAGATCACATATGCCATCATACCGCCAGCAAGGATTGGCACAGTAGACATACCCTTCTGCAAAGTATTACCATCTGTTAGATGCGCAGCCTCGCCAGCTTTCCATATCGTCTCCACTTGCCGATTCATAATCTCCGACCAGAAGTTATAGATCGAAGTCAGCCACGGCGTCCAATTCCGCTGGAAGGCTGTACGATTAGTTGCGGCGGTTGATCCATGCGCTCGACGAACTGAGCGATCAGCTAAAAGTACAGCATCACCATGGCTTGCCCCATTACCGAGTTCTTCATGGTATTTCGCGAGCCAAGTAGGCACAGCCGAAACCATATCCGACAACGCCACAGGCTTCGATGACCACTCCATAATGCGCTGGCGCCAAGGTCCGAACTTATCTCCCGGGGTAAGTCCGGCGGTGGCCCCATAAAGGCTCTCTTGCCAGTTCCTATCTCGACGTTGTAGTTCAAGCGAGTTCCTGACTGCGAAATCCCAGTTAGTCTCGGCGACCTTATCGTTGAGATTAAACAGGCTACGTGTCCAATGCATGAACTGTTCTGGCACGGTCTCACCAAATACCTTACCGAACTGAAGGAATCCAACTTCCTTCGCAGACAACCAAGCCGCGGTAGGGCCATGCTTCATTACAGTGCCGGGGTTGAATCCAACCAGCGTGGTAATCATATTCTGGCGAATGAACTCACCAGCAGCAACCAAGGCTTGCTGATTTCTTGGGATGTAATTTTGAGAGTTTGCTACACCTTTAAGATAATCTAAGAGTTCATCACGGTACTCTGTGCCGAAATGTTTTCTGATCGTGGCTCGGATTTCTGGGTCCTTAAACACCTTTGCGGAGTTAAGAATTGCAGGTCGAGTCGCCGTATCATGCAGCATCTGCGCAATACGATTTGTCATCATATCCATATCAAGGGATAGTGGTGCGACATACCCGGTACGTTCTTTAGTATATCCAGCCGATGGAAGTGTATTGACAAAATTATCCATCATCAACACATCTGGACCCATAAGCTTCTTTGAAGCTCCTTCAAGTTCAGCGTGAAAGATAATCGGATAATATCCACCTTCGGCAACCTGCCGACCCATGGCATCAATCACTGGACGTGTAATAACATCCTTTGGTGCAATACCACCAGACAATCCTCGATACATCGTATCAGAGCGATCTTTAATATCCTTGAAGATATTCCAAATGCCTTGAACGAATTGCCACTCTTCCTTCGTCGCGTGTTTAGTAATCCAACCCATAACCTCAGTAGGTTCGAGCCCATATCCTTTTGCGATACGGCTGAGATTATATTCATTCCCGGTGTTAAGCATCACCGTAAGCAAGTTCTTGCGGGTAAACTGGAAAGCATCACCTGTATTTGTGTCTTTGAATAGAGTGTTCTCAATTGTTCGGCCGATATCCTTTGGCGTACCCAGAGCCTTAATCTTCTTTGCGTAGTCCGTGCGCCAAACGTCGGCTTGATTTGTCCCATCGATTAGATCGCGAAGGACGTACTGGAACCAAGGCCCCTGTGGATCAAACCCATCCCAACGCCCCATAATGTTTTCCATTTGCAGATGGTTAACAAAATAGGACATAGGAAGCTTAGTACCTTTTCCACGATTGACCGTGGCAATCTTGCCAAAAGCAGAGTCAACAATTCGCTGGGCTAGTTGTTGTTTAACCATGGCGAAATCTTCTGCCTCGCCTGCACGATAGATTTTCTTCTCATCCCGTCCATTGTACACTAGCGTATCGATAGAACCTTTAACTGCACGAAACTCTTCTACAGTGAGTTCATCCAAATGCTTGGCCCAGTTTTTATCAAATAGTTGATCCCAAACTGGAACCACACGTAGGTCCTGTTCCTTATATTGAACAAAATCCTCAAGGTTCTTGGCTACGCCAGCCTCAATTTCTTTGGCAATATCCTGCACAGATCGCCGAACAGGTTTGCCAACTCGCACTAGAATATCGTGGATGAAGTTAGTGTATTCACCAGATACACTAGAAACTTCGCGCTTAGAAAACTGACGTGCAGTTCTATCAAACTTCGCCTGTTCTTTTTCTAGTTTCATGGCCTCAGCCGCGAGAAGCCCAGTCATATACTTCCGTTCCATGTGAAGTACAGCTTGTGCCGGGTTTCCAGCGATTAGCGCGCGCTCGGCATCGCGGCCATGTTTACCAAGAGTAGACATAAGCCTATCGCGATTGACTTCACCAATTTTCATACCAGAGAATAATTGTTGCGCGGTGGCTTTGGCGAAATCCTTATCAACAACCTGAACACCAGCTTGCATAGCTGCACCTTGCCATTCTTCGGCAAGGATATTCAAATTCGTTTCGCTTAGCGCCTGATCCCGCGCCTCCAGCATAATATTTTCATTAAGCTCCCCAAACTTGGCTTCCATTTGACGCTGGACTTCATTATCTATTACCTTCTTCAAGTGTTCTTGGACAGAACGACCCTCTTTCTGTTTAACGTAATTAGTTAGAGAGTCAACCAAAGCATCGCCAGAATGAAAACCAAAGAGACTTGCAACTCCATCTACAGGGAGCCCATCTTCGGAGTAATAATGCCTTGGGAGTTCGGCGCGCTGAGCGTCGGTAAGATCGTCGGTGCGGAGGGGGTACCGCTGCCGAAGTTTTTGTCCGTTGAGTTCACCGCCGGCGATGAGAAGTTCAGCCGCCACGTCTGGCCGCTGCCGGATTGATTCTTCGACTTCCTTTCGGATTTCTCTGGCATTGTCTTTCCATTCTTTAGATTGTGTCCGCTTTTGCTCGCGCTCAGCTCGGTTAAGCGCAGCAGAAAGGTCTTCTTTATACCGATCTTGAATTAGATTCTGTAGTTTTTTCCAAGAACGTAAATCAAGATTAGCGGCTTCTGCGCGGAGGTTGTCGAGTTTGACTTGATAATCCTCTGGGGATAGGGAAAACTTCGTTCCAACTTCAGTAGTCCCCAAATCACGTCTACCAATCTCACCAGAATCTACACGATCAAACAAATCATGGATATCACCAGTCCAACCGAGCAATTCCGAAACGCGTTGCTTGATCGCCTGCAACAACTGTTCAATCTTCTGGAAAGCCCGGACAACAAGTGAATCAGGGTGGGCTACAGTATCCTTTGTTGATTTCCATTCGCGGTAAGCTTCCGCAATGGCTTCTTCATGCAGGGCACCCTCGTCAAGTCCAACGTCCTTATATCGATCATCAATTTTATACCGCTCGCGCCAGCTAAGGTCTTGCGATGCTTTATTCAACGCAGCCCATTCTTCGGCAGTAAACAAGCCTGACCGGTATAGGTGATGAATGGCTTCGTGGCGAGCAATACCTCGGGCTTCGGGGTCCATCAAATCAAAGAGAATCTGCGGGATTTGCTTCTCTGGATTAAGATAGACACCACGAATACGATCAGATACGTCATGCTGAATACCATGGGTAGCAACAGCCTCAGCCGTGCCACCAGTAATCCTAGCAATCTCTTCCTCAACTGCCCGCGAAATAAGATGCTCGTTCTCCAACCACATGCGCTTGGGGAGCATATAGGCAGATACACCCTGTGAAAACTGTTGCTTGTAAACTCCGTCGAGGAGTTTACCAAGGTCCTCACCGCCGATTTCATTCAACGAAAGTTTAACTACAGGATGATCAGTTGTGTTATCCACATTTACAGATGCACGATCATAATATCTAGCTGCGGTTTGTACATCGAGATCAGATAGATTGAAACCATCCGCACTGGCAAGCCTAGCGGCTTCACGTTCAATCATTGGTCGAGCATATCTTGCCCCAGATACCCGATGCCCTGTAATAGTATCATAATCTGGATAAAGTTCTTTAAGTTGGCGCTTTAGATCACGGATTAAACTCGGCCCAAAACTATTGGCATTAAGCCCAGCGTTTCCGCCGATCATACCAACATAAAGTTGCTTCTTAGCCGGATCAGGGAATAGATCAATATAACCTACATCAGCCCCATTCTGATCAAGGAAACTATATCGATGATATTCAGCTTTACCATCGAGAATTTCCTTAGCCTTGGCTTCCAGTGTCAGTTTACGGTCACCAATAGCAAAAACAGGTTCAAGGCCAGACGCTGCGCGCATCTGTGCCATAGGGGAATCTACAATAGGCTTTGGTTCGATCTTTTCCAAAGCTTCGGTTTTAGTAATCCCGCCCGGCCAAGCTCGAATATCATCACGAAGTTCTTTGGCTAATGCAGGGTCGACTTTACCTACCCAATCCGAAACAGAGACATGAACATCATCGCCAGCAATCTTTGCGGCTTCGATCTTCTCCTTAATTCCGGGAATGAATCCAAGTAGGCCATCGCCCGGCTCGGGGATTCTGTCTCCATAAAGCGCAGTGATCCGATCACCAGAGATACCGATTGTAGATTGTTCAAAATGTTGCTTTACAAATTCCTGAAACAACTCCGGATCGCGGCCTTTGGTCAGAGACTTTTGGGCCTCTGCCATAATATCATCAAGTTGCTTCACAAACTCAGAATTGATATGTTCCTTCGCTTGATCTATAAGAGGATGCACTCCGCGTGGAGGCTCAAGGCCAGCATCGGTCCAAGGCTTGGCTGCTTCTTGAACCTCAGCAACTTTTGCAGCAATGGATTCCTTCGCCCGTATAAACTGCCCATCACGAATCTTGGCCTGAATTTCATGCGATCCAGCCCGGCCCATTTCGGATTCAACAATCCCACGAGCCTCACGTTTGGCAGAAGCTACACCAGATTCATCATAACCAAAACCCTCGGCAAGTTTTCCGGCAAACTCAGACGCTGCACCAAACGTACCTTCCGCAAGGCCTGTTATTCCGCGGACAGGCAAAGCCAAAAGCTGCCATGCCGCCCAAGAATACGGGGCAGTTTCTTTCATCCTATCAAGTTTATCTTGGCCATGCAACGGCGCAGTAAAGCCTTCGTAAGCTCCTTTAACAGCACCACGCGCAGCAGCCATCAAAGGCTCATCAACAAATGTCTTTGTAGGATTGAACACACTTTTGGCGTCAACCCAACCCTGTGATTTCTTGGAGAGCGAATCGAGATTCCCATAGTCATCATTAGATACTACATCCGCAAGCGGATTGTTGCGAACATAAGCATCCAGTTTCGAATTTCCACGAATCAATTCCGAAGCCAACGATGCCTTATAATCCGACTGAAATCCAGCAAGGTCTTGATGTACGGCAATCGGAGGAACACCAGTTGCCCGAGACAGCTGTAGAGCCCGGGCACCTTGTTCAGGATTCTCATTGATTGAAGTTATCGCACGGCCCGGACCGATGCTGCCAACCTCGCGGACAAGATCATCATATTCGTTCATTCTGACCTCGGAACCTTAGAGTCAGCGAAACGATCGCTGGAAGCTGGCTTGGAATAGAACTGATTAAACATCTTCCGAGCGTAGACTGCTTTAATCTCAGTCTCGTCCGGATCACGCCCACGATCAGCTTTATATGCTGCGATGATCTTTTCTCGATCAGCATCTGGCACAGGAATTTGATAAACCGGAGCTTTGGAATCCCAAAGATATCCTTTTGAGTATGTTTGCTGACGCACAAGCCCCGCGCCAATATTTTTGATATCTTCGTCAGTTAACCGCTTACCAGATTCTTCCATTCTCTGTGACATAAGCATATGCAGTGCGCCTTGGAACGTAGCATAATCTTCTTTGTGCTTTGGCTCAATTCCGGCATTAAGCAGCATAGGCCGCAGCACCTGCAAAGCATGGGTCATTTGCGGATTGGACTGTGTACCTTTGAATACCTGACGCTGCATATTCATCAACTGCTGACGCTGCTGCCAAGGCAATGACATAGTCGCAAAGTCTTGTTGTAAAACAAGCTCAGTATCATCCCTTGTTCGTTCTGGGTCAACCATCTTACCGACCCAAGTTTTGAACGCAGTCTGATTTTCGGGTGTCGCAGAATAATCTCCACGAGCATTCGAAGCTAGGAGTTTTTGCACTCTAGCCCTGTCGCTCGGCTGCATTTCCATATAAGCCTGTTTTGCCTGCGGATTGAATTCATCAATAGACGTGACAAGCTTACCATCTGATGCAGGCGCCATTGCATCATCAACAACCTGACGGCGGTTGAATGCATCTTCTCGGTCAATTTGGCGCATACGATTATGTTCAGCGATATTTCTATCAGTAAACGTCTGTTGAAATTCTACGTCATCCGGAGCCAGCTTAGCCGCGGCTTGATCTGAGGCTCGGCGCAAGTCTGATCCACTAGCTCCACGAGCCAACGCACGATTAAACTTGGCTAGATATTTTTCTTCTGTTTCACCCGTAGCAAGATCATATTTACCAAGGCCGCGCCATCTACGGGCAGCTTCATTCGCAGACCCATATTGTTCCTGATACTGATTTAGTTTAAACTTAGCCAGATCATCCTGAGCCTTGGGATTATTTAAGAACTCTTGTTCAGTCATAGGCTTCATTCCGGCTTCCTTAAGCCAAGGTTGAAGATTAGACTGCATAATGCCATATGCACCAAGTCCATGCTCGGTGATCTTTTGGCCATTAACCTTGTGTGTTACATCGGGATGAATCTGCTGATAGTTACCAGAACTCTCTACCGAACGAAAAGCTGATAGAAGTTGATCGGCAGAGAGTTTACCTTGACCAAGGGAGTAGGTTTCTCCGCTCATAAACTTAGCTGACTCAACGCGGGTGCCAACATTCAAGTTCTGATTGCGAATATACCGCGAAGCTCTGCCAGCTTGGTCGGCTGAGATAGTACCATCTTTCATGGCCCCGTCAAGAAATTTCTGGGCCGCTTGTGGTTTAGTCATGGCCAGTGATGTGGCGCGTGCAAATACAGCCTCAGATTTCTTCGTGGTGATATAATCTTTAGCCTGTTCATCTGACCAGCCATGGAGGGTTTTCATCATATCACGAGACTGATCAATACGCGACATAGTGGCTTTAAAGGTTGAATCGTCCTCAGGGTTAAGCCCAGTAGCATTGACCGCAGCTTTAATAGAAGATTCTTCAGTACCAACAAGATATCGTTTCTGCTGATCGCCAGCATGTGCAGCGGCAGAGAACACCGATCTAGCTTGGATTGATCGAGATTCCTGTAGATATAGCTTTTTTGCGTAATCAGATTTCAACGTACCTGCGACACCCTCACGAGTTTTATTCAAATCCTCGATATAAGGCTTATATGCATCCACCGCAGCCTTGCCCTCAAGGGAGCGATAATTAGCATACTTCTCACCCATCTGTGTGGTAAAATCAGCAACGGCATTGGCTGCCTCAGCTTGTTGATCAAGCTGTTGCATTGCCATGGCTCGAGACCAAAGCTCATTGCCAGCGTGTTCTGTTACTTGCCCAAGATGAGACACAGCCTGTGCAGTTAGCCCGCCGAATGCCGCCAAAGGAGCATCCACATGAATCGTCGGCGTAGGCTTCGATCCACCAGATGGCATAACCTCAGGTGTACCAGAGTATGGAACTTGCGTTGCCATTACGATCCCCACAGGCCCATAGATTTACCCTGCATCCATTTCGAGGACACAGATTCAGCGCCACCAACGAGACTAGAAGCTACATTGATAGGAATTGCTGCTTCAGCATTCTGTGCCCCCATCATATATAGCCCGGCTTGTAGTCGATAATTGTTGGATTGCACACGATAATCATACGCAGTCTTAGCCGCGTCTGCCCTGATCTGTGTCATATCCATCTGTGCCACATGCTTCGCGGATTCCTGAACCTGTTTATTCGATCCAGAATTAACATCAACACCAGAGGAAGCCTGCGCCGCAACAATCGCGCCTTGCTGCTGTCCAGATTTCATGCCATATCGCATTGCCGTCTGTTCGCCGGTGTTGAGGGCGTATTCAGAGTTCTGCGACATTATCTGTGAATTAAGTAAAGCAATACCAGCTTGATACTTCATCTGCCCAGATTGGGCTTCGCCAGATTGAACTGCGCCAATGCCCTTAAACAAACTGCCAAGGATAGATGAACCCATACCTACAGCACCAGCGGCACTTGCTGCCCCTGACGAGCCTATAGCAGATACGGCCATAGTACCTAAAGTAACCGGATCGGCCATCAAGCCCTCCTAATTTCAAAAGTTGTGTTCGACGTGAACACAGCACCTAGGCTTGATAACCATTTGGCCGATGTTTCATTGAAACAATGACCTATGATCTTTGTGTAAGCTTCCATCGCACGGGCCACAACAGCTTTAGCATGGCGACCGAAAATTAGCTTATGCCGAGTTGTGTCCTCGTTCACCATAGCCCAGATATAAGCTGTATCAGACATAACAGACAAAGGAATGAAGCCTATATAACACAGAGGCTTGTTGTTATAAATCCCAACAAGAATGTGCATAGACAAAGCCGCAGCTTCGTCCTGTTCAAGGGTTGGCTTTGCCATGTCCCTAAACTGCGCCAACGAAATCTCATAGACTTGACCATTCATTCTTTATTCCCAACAACAACAGGGAACACGCCAAGAATAGACGCGGGGTAAGGTTTATCTTGGCGAATACAAAACTGTCCCGGCACAGTGTAGGTCGGGTCTAAGGTCTGCCTAGCATCGCCTGTCACAAGTCCTGTGATTATCTGACTGTCTTGTCCGGTAAGGGTCGAAGAAACATTACCAAGCACAAGGTCCTGCATACGAACCAATCGATTGAAGCTGCTACCGATTTTAAGTTCAAGCGTATCTGCCACACGGATATCTACAGCCACAATTTTCTTGGTTTTGCCTTGGTCAGACGGCTCGCCCATTTCTAATGGTAGCGTTTGCAGGTCGCAAGTAAAACCAAGCCCAATCACAACCTCTGACGCAGCCGCAGCTAGAGTAAAACTACCATTCGCTGGCATGACGAATGATGGGATAACCTCACCATCCGCAAGGCCAGTTACAGTTAACCCTGCCAGATGTTCAGCGCCAGAAAAGGTTGTCGTCGGTGTACCAGAGTACCGCAAACCTGCGTCAACACACCACGCATCGTCAAGACCGTTGGTGAACACACGCTCGGCAAAGCGTTCAATATATTTTACGGTTTGCCCACCAACTTGCCGTTCCACAACAACATAAACAGAGTCAACTGTGCCAGCGGAGGTACCAGACTCAGTTGCTGTCGTGCAAGACACAAACGAACCAAGCGTTGTATAATGGGTCCAACCGATAAAATCCTGCTCTTTAAGAAAGGTAAGGCTAAGCATGACACCATCACTACGCACAGCCAAGGCCTGATAAAATGGCTGTTCAGCCCAACACCATTCTTCGATGACATAACCAAAGAACAGATGAGAAGCTGTGATAGAGATATCTGTGCCAGTGAATGTATTAAAATAGATGTTATAAGCCAGATCACGGACAGCCGTACCCTTCGACTGAACATAAAGGATATCATAATTCGCAACAATCGGAGGCACATCACTAGCCCCGATGAAACTTTGCGGATTGGCTACAATAGCCGTTGGTGTAATGGCTGCACCAGATTGACCGCCATTAACCAACCATGATGCTTTATCTGTAAGAATAAGCATACCAGCTGCCGAGCCTACAACAGATTTAATAGTATTCAATGTATTCGATACAACAGTGCCAGTGACGGCATCATCCGATCGACTTGGATCAGATATGTCAAAGTTGAAATATTGACCCGGCCTAGACATATAGAATGTCTGTGGGGCACCCGAAGCGCCACCCAAAACCAAACGTTGTTGCACGAATCCGGGTACAGTAGGATGACCATTATCCGTGCCAGAGAGTACAGCAATTGCAGTGGCGGCACCGGAAGAGAAGATCACAGTCGGTACGGCCGAGAAGCCAGCGCCTGCTCCAGTAACAATAACAGCACCAACACCCCATGTGGCAGTCATAGTTGCGCCAGTGCCAGCGCCTGTAGTAGAGGTCTGTGCGATTGGATTAGCCGGTACCGAACCAGAGGTAATTGAACCGAAATTGACCACTGTCCATGACGATATAGCGCCAGCTAAGACGCTATTCACAATCATAACAATACCATACCCAAATTGAATAATATCACCAGCAGCGAAGCCAGCACCTGCTCCTGTAATAGTTGGAGTACCTTGAATTTGCAACTGAGCTATCGCTGTAGCAGAGATTGTTGGTGATCCACTAAATGTGACAGTGGGTACGGTAGTGTATGTACCCGGCGCGGTCATGGTAACATGATCAACACCAGCTCCGCCAAATGGATTCTGCGACACAGGCGGTGTCTGTGAGAAATCGGCAGAGATATTGGAATCGATGAATGTGGTGTTTTTACTGTTACCAATAAATCCATATTCCACACCAACAGGCACGGCGCCAAAGTATGATACTGTAGTTTTATAAATATTATAGGCAACAGCCCCTGTAACAGGCGTCCATGTAACTTGATTTGATCCGTAAGTTACACGCAAGTCTGCCCTTGATGCCAATGCTCCAGGCGATGACAGTGACGACTCTTGTCCAGCAGAATCAATCGACGTAACCCCGTAAGAATAATTCGTGGACCCGCCGCCCAAGGTAGACGTGACAGCCACACCAGATGGCGCAGAGATTGTTGCTCCAACAGCGATAGGTGTGATAGTCCAATTCGTAGCTGAAATTAGAGTCAGTACATATGTAACATGATTAGGGTGACAAAGGATCATTTGCCCAACACTCTGCGCGAATTTAATCAGACGCAGATCATCGGCGCTGGTATATGGCGACGAAAGGGTATAGACTCGGGCCGCAGTTCCACCAGACGTATAAGTACTATATCCTGTCGAATTAATATTATTTCCATTCAGATCGCCAAGTGTAACATTGTTACCGGCTACTGCGAGAACAGAATAATACTTACCATTAAGCTGAGTCATGCCACCTACGCCAGTGACATAAATCCACTGACCAACAAGGTAGCTATTTCCAGGAACGGTAATGACACAAGGATTGGCTTTTGTTGCTGCTGTAATAGCAAGCGCAGTTTCTACAATTGGTGATCCGTTGTAGAAGAAGCGAATGTATCCATTACCAAGTTCAAGAACATAACCAACACTAAAACTGGCTTGGAAGGTTATCAACCGAACTTGTGTAGAAGACTTGTAAGCTTGTGTAATATAGCGAGTACCGGTGCGTGTGCTAGCACCGCCACGATAATCTACAAAGAAATTTTTAAGTAGAGCAGCGCCAGATTTATATTTCTGAACATCGACACGGGCGAAGAGTTTAGGCGACCATTCACCAGAATTGAACGAGGCTTGAACAACAACTTCGCTCATGGATCACCCAAAATAAGGCCAGAGACCACCCCAGTCATAGCCAAGATAAGGCCCGGAATTTGCAGAAGGAAAGCTCACACCCCTTATTCTTATCCAGTCTGGGGTATTATCGTTAATTGTCAAGCCTTCATTTCCATCCACAGATCGGGCAAGATTAATGACAGCGTTGGCTTGGTCTATAGCAAGGTTGGCAAGTTTTTTATCGCCAGTTAGCGGTAGAGTTAACGTTGCACCTAGGACCTTAGCAAAAGCATCTTGGAAGAGATCATCCATGATATTGGGATCGGTAACATCATGGCAGTATACCAAGGTCGCAAATTCTTGATTGGTTAAGATCACGCGTTGTGGTGCGAGTGAACCTTGATAGAGAGTAAACGTGGCACCTGTGCCTGAGCCCGTAGTGGTATCCTGTGCTACAGGATTGGCTTGGGTATTGAAGTAACTTCCACCAAGTTTAGTCGAGCCCGGGAGGACAGATACAACATCTGCGCCTGTGATATTGCCTGACGGACCTACCGAAGTGACTTCAATCTGAGCAGGTGCACCAATTGGAGCGGAGGTAGTGGGCCCATATGGCAGCGTGATGATATCGCCAGCGGCGTAACCGGAGCCAGCATTGACTACAGCAATGCCAGTAACCGGGCGAAACGTATCGGCTTGCACCTTGAATTTAACCGGAGGCCCAGCCCAGAAGCTTGGTGCACCACCAGTAACCGCCGTGGTCACAGGAATACCACCAGCATAACCAGTTTGCGTTGCTGGAATAATCCAACAAGCACGAACACAGTCAACTGGATATTGATATTCATATGCCCACGGCGGAGAGGGAATCCCACGAGCCCACAAAGTGCTGGGGGCGGATGTGTTCTCAGGGGTCCCACACACGGACGTAATGTAAACTAGATTTGCGGTTTTAAGCGCGCAATCCCAAGGGGCCATTCGCAACAAGCGCCGACGAATGTTATCAATGGCGAGGTTGGCCTGTATGGCCTCATTCGTCAAGTTCCCCGCAAGCTCTACATCAGTTACAGTCGAGCGAGTGCCCGGAACCTGTAAAGCTCGGTTTACAATGTCCGTGATCGTAGTCATTAAAACCTCGCAACGCGGGCCTTGAGAACCTCAGCGTAAGCGTTCATAGCACTGGCCTGCTCGACCATCAATGCTCTAATTTCTTCTTCAAGTTCAGCGAAGTGTTCCGTCTGAATGAAAGCATTCAGCTTGTCGAGTTTTGCAGAAAGTTCCGTAAGTTCATCCACGACTCGTGTCTGCCATTCTTCCAAACCGGCTGCTTCGTTTTCTTCGAGTTTACGCTTCATGTTGCTCTCCTATTTAATTCCATAGATGGATACAGTTCCCGAGGACCACACACCAGAAGAAGGCTTGAATTGCAGTCCAGAAACTACGCCAGAAGTATCATACCAACCACCACCATAACCAACGCTAATCGGCTGAGAGCTTGACGTAGTGGTAGATTGGTTGATGAATGTATGCTTAGCACTGTTTGTAAGTTTACCTACAGTAATGTGAGCATTTATGCCGGGGGCGCTGGTGCTAAGTGGTGCAGATGCGTCGCATGGGATATAAGTAGTAAAGGCTGAACCAGATGAACCGCCTGCCGTGATTTGGAACATATAACCGACATAGCCTGTAGTAGGATACGTCGATCCATTATAAATATTCATCTGACAAGTGGCACCAGAAGTTCCTGGAACTAGATTCTCGATCTCAATAATGTAGCTGGAATAGGTACTGGTGAAACTAGTTGTGTCTTGCAGTGTGGCGCTGCTACTAGCAGTCAACGTGTTCAACAGGCAGCGCGATCCAGTAGGAAGGTCTGCACAAGTTACGGCACGGAACGTTGGTGTTGCCGCTGCACCAGAAGTAGGCCCTGCCCACACAGTATTCGCTGACTGCGTTGCAAGACTTCCTGATAGCGTTCCCGACGTTGTTACAGGGGAGCCTGAGACAGAAAAAATGGCAGGTAGGCTTAGGCCTACGCTGGTAACAGAGCCCAGTCCCGCAGTGCCACCATCAATGACGTTACCATTAGCGTCGAACTTAGCAAGGTTACCATTAGTGAAACTACCAGCCCCAGTCATAAGTTTGGTAGTGTTGCCAGACAGAGTCCCGACCGTAGCAGCCGACGATCCATTAGCAAACATAGGTCCGGACAGCGACAGAAATTTTGGGGCCAGAGTAAAAGAAGTCTGAGCCGAAAAGTCGTTGGTACCTATCCAAGTATTGTTTGCTGAAAGTAGATTAGTCGTGGCTGTGCCAACAAATCTAGTATTGGCACAGGCATTGGTTGCATCGCCAGCTGGCCTATTAGCACACTGCGAATTCTGGGCCAGAGCGGGTCCAGAAAGTAGCAGAAGAATAGCAAGGAGACGAATCATATGTTTGAATCCATGACAGTCAGTGGATTAGTCGTACCGGCCCCGGACTTAGAAAATGCTTGCCAAGCACCTTGGCATTCACCTTCCACAACTAGTGTTCCACCATTTCCATAGATCAAGAAGCATCCACCCAAAGCCGCGTTGGATGGAGACAATGCCACGTCTGATCCTGTGGTCTGCACATTCGCCGGGGCAACGTAAAGATCATTTGCCCCAGGATTGTGAAACAGAATCTTCTGCCGTTGAGGATTGGAAGCGGCTACGGTTCTCGTAGCCGACTCCGAGATATTGTTGTAGGCGTAGACCTTACCCCCATTGGCCGCCGAGAAGGCAAGCGGCGATCCGGGGCCAGTGGAGATTAGACCCATTACACCCTCCGCTCCGCCGTAGCGGTTTCGAGGACCTTCTGATTCGTAGCAACCAGCTGACCAATACCTGCGATCAGATCACTCAGTCCAGCAATTTCCGTGGGCTTCGCGAGCTTATCTGCAAGTTCAGTCTGGAACTTATCTACCAGCGACTGCGAGTAGTTACCCGCAGCATTGTCTGGCTTGAAGCTCCACTGTTCGGCGAACGTCGCCGAAATTACCTTGGCCTCATCATCAACTGGCGACATATCTGGCGTGGGATCACCAAAGAAAACGTGATCGTTGGATTCACCCTTGCCCTCGTGGCAGACGATGATTTCGCCTTCTTCGTTATCCTTGTTGCCCCATCGATTTGTCCAGCAAGCCGGATCAGCCGGATCAAGCAGCCGCGGAACCGGGAACTTTACCCGCTTCGGCCGGCCAGTTTTACGATCGTTCTCCTGATATTCCCATTCCTCACCCGGTACGTTGAGGTAATGAGCTACCATAAGTTTCCATCTTGCCATGGCTTTATTCCTCAGTCCAGTCAATG